GGCAAGTCTAAGCGGGGAGGTCAGTCCCCGGATCCCGATGACGAGGATAACAAGGAGGAGGAGAAGAAGGAGTAATCTGCTTACAGACAATGTCTCGTATTTAAGTATAAACCATGTCGGAGTCTGAGCCCGTATCCGTTCCCGCGCCCGCGCCCGCGCCTGCGCCTGCCGCCACTGAGGTTGTCAAGGCTGTCGTCGTCGATTTCGCAAACAAGTCTGACCTGCTGAAGTTTGTGCTCAAGACGATCGCCGAGGTTGAGATCCTCGCCGATCGCTCGGATGAGGACAAGGCGAAGTTTATCGTGGAGGAGGTCAAGAAGGCGATCCGCGAGTCCCCTCTGTCGGATGAGCAGAAGACGGAGCTCGCCACGTGGTGCGATGTGACGCTGCCCTACGTCGTGGAGGCGGTCAAGCTCGTGAAGGCAGAGGCGGGTAAGATCGCGGGTGTTGCGCTTGCTGAGGTCAAGAAGTGCTGCCCTTCATGGTTCACAAAGGCTAAGTAAAAATGGGTCTAACAATTGTATCGTAAAGAAACAACATGGCAGAGATTGAGAATATCTTGCGTAAGTACCGCTCGTCATCTCGTGGGTTTATTAGTGATCCGTCAGCAACTCCGTTCAGTCGGATAATGGTTGGTGCCGGCTTTTATCTGAACCCTATCTTTGTCGCGGTCAAGAGCATCACACATGTGATCAATTGTGCCGATGAGAGCGCATGTCCTCTCTGGGCAAAGCGGTACGTGGGTAGAAACTATGTGTGTCTGGATGCGCCCGATATTGAGGGATATCCCATCTTAGCCGCACATTACGAGCAGTTTGAGCACGCAATGGATACGTTCCTACGGGACCCCGGATGTCGCAACGTGTTTGTGCATTGCCAGGCGGGCATGAACCGCTCGGCAACCCTGGCAGCTGCCTATATTTCTAGGAAGTTCAGGATCCCCCTGGAACGGGTGGTGGATACGATGGGACGTCAGCGTCCGTGCATCATGACAAACAATTCGTACAAGGAACAGCTCGCAAAATTTGCTTCTACCCCAAAAGAATAATGTGGAGCGGTATCCAAGATTCAATTGCAGCCGCCAACGACAATCCCATCAAGGCTGTCAATTCAGGCATGGATGTGGTGCTGGGACCATCCTTTGATTACCTACAGACCATCCAGTCTCCTAGAGATCTCGGGGTTGGAGACAAGGGCAATATTGATCAGATTTTCACCAACGTGGGCGCTATTCGCACATACGTCGATCGGCTGGTTCGCGGACCCAAAACAGGCAATCAATTTTTCCGTGACACTGGAGGGCTGTGCAAGGCTCCGAACGGAGGACTGGTGCAACGATACACGTGGATCAATAACAAGCTTGGAATGGACGATGCAGCAGGTATCCTGGGCGATAGTTTTGCCAATGCAGTCCAAGGCAGTGGGTTTGATGGTCTAATCCCCGGAGCCGGTGGCGATATTGCAGCTCTGAATCCCCTGAAAATCATGAACGGAATGGTTCTTGATGGTGTCCCGAAGTGCAAGGCCTACACTTGCACGACCACCAATATCGTATCAGGTGCCGATAGTGGTGAAGAGACGCATTTTATTACGCCCTCTCTGGAATTCAACCTGCGCGGATGCCGTGAAGCCGATAACCAGGCAGGACGGGAGGCAGCTGCTGTTGAGGAGTATGCTCAGTGGAAGAATGGGTTTGATAAGACTGAAAAAATACGGAAGGAGAAGGAGGCCGCTGAAGATGCCAAGATAAAGAAGGAAAAGTTTGACGGTGATGTGCTGGTGAAGTATGATTCAGGTCCAGCAATCCTCCTGGGTCTCGCTTTCCTTGCGTTATTTTTCGGGCTGGCGACGCGCCGAACCAAATAACAACTTACGAACTCTCGGAGAAGAACAACAACAATGTCGTCTGACGTATTCAAGGTGAAGAAGGCGCGCGAGGTAAGTTCCAACAAATCAAAAGACCCAATGGGGACTCTTGATTCGTTACATGAGAAGTATGTCGGAGAGCTGCAGGAGAAGACGTCCGAAAGCAGTCTCGAGAAGATGCGCGCGGAGTTGAAGGAGCTGGAAGCCCAGCTGGAGCGACCTTTTGATCCGTTCAAGTTTGAGGATGTCATGCAGAATACCAAATTGTCTGCGCAGGTGGATGCTTTAAGGACCGAAATCGCCAATGCGGAGGAGAAGACGGATATTCAGTCCTACTACCTGGAATCGGGCGATATCATGCTGGACTACTATGCGCAAACGGTGAAGAAGACGGTGACCAAGATCGAGTGTGGGACGTTTGACAAGCTGTTCTCAGCGACGGAGACGGCGATTGGTCCGTCGAAGAAGCGCATGTTTGATGAGTACCTGTCTCGTCGAGGTCTATCCAACGGCTTGAACGTATCTGAGAACGCAGAGTACATCAAGAAGATGGCTGAGCACTGCGCAACCTGCAATATCCCGCGCGAAGAGATCACTGCCGAGGGTATTCTGGTCTGCCCCAAGTGCGGATCGGAAGAGTACTCTCTGGTGGTGTCGGACTTCCCAAGCTTCCGGGATCCCCCGAAGGAGCGCAACAATTACGCGTACAAGAAGCAGAATCACCTGAACGAGATTCTCAACCAGTTCCAGGCAAAGGAGAGCACGGAGATCCCTGAAGATGTCATGAACGAGGTGATCTGCGAGCTACGTAAGCGTCGTATTGACAATATTGCCCTCCTGACTGAGCAGAACATTCGCGAGATTCTGAAGAAGCTGGGACGCAACAGGTACTACGAGCACGCTGCCCATATTCTGTCGCGTTTGAATGGAAACCCGCCTCCGACGATTACTCCAGAGATCGAGGACAAGATCCGTGCGATGTTTCAGGAAGTCCAGGCTCCGTATCTCCTCTACTGCCCAGACGAGCGTCGCAATTTCCTGTCGTATTCGTATATCATTTATAAATTCCTGGAGCTTCTGGAGCTGGATGAGTACAAGGTCCATTTCCCTCTGTTGAAGTCACGGGACCGGCTCATTCAGCATGATACGATTTGGAAGAAGATCTGCGAATACCTGCAGTGGGAGTTCATCCAGTCTATCTGAAATTCTTCGGTGTCTTGAATAATGGTCAGCCGGCGCAAACATAAAGTAAAGCGTAGACTTCGCACACGTAAGGCTGGACAGGTGCGCCAATCTCTTCTCAACGACATCGTGGCTCTAAAGCCTGTTCAACTGCCGCCTGGACAAAAGCCAGTGATCACCAAAGCGGACTATGGGCTTATCTCAGAACATCACGATGTAGTCCCAGATGTTCCTCCAACATATTCTACCTTAAGCATATCATCAGATGAGGATACACTCCGTACCCCCGAACCCTCTCCGCCCCCTGCTCCTCGTTCGCGCGTAAAAGTTTTTGTTAAATCACCGAAGGTCATTCCCGCTGGTCGGCGCCGAGGACGGCGTCATACACGCAAGATGTGAGGTATCCGAGTACCACCCGTTCTTTCCGTTATGCACGTCCATAATCGATTTGAGGGAATACTCGTACGACTTTCCAACCGCTTCCAAGCTGTACCTCGACACCGCACGCTCGTGAATATACTGACGATCAAACTTTCCGTCTAGTGCCATCTGGATCCCCAGACAGTAGTCGGCAAGTGTATGACAATGCAGACCTGTCCTGAACGGCTCCACCGTCTCCGTCTGCGCACCCCAATCTGCTGTAATCACGGGCGTTCCACACAACTGAGCCTCTACCGCGACCCCGCAAAAGGGTTCAACCCACTGCGTTGGGGCTAGGAGAGCGGAAAGGCTTCCAAGGTAATCAGATCGCTCCCTTCCGTGGATAGGAGCCTTGTAATGGATATTGGGGCACTTGAGGTAAGGTGCAGGATCGCCCTGACCACATAGAAAGAAGGTCACATGCGGCATGCGGCGGGCAACTTCGACAATCAGGTGACAACCCTTGCCATCATTGATTCGCCCAAAGAATCCCACTGCATTTGGAATAGGGTTCAAGGACAGCTTCCACTCGCCGACATCAAAGTAGTTCGGGGCAATAAACCAGTAATTCTGGGGGCTCTTGCCTTCCTTCGCGAGTGCCGAGTGCATCCACGTATGGCTTTCAAAGATCCGATAGTTGCGGTATGAGTCAGGGTAACCGATTCCACTCTCGACTGCAACCACGTTCAGATCCCCAATAGCTGCATCATGGGCACGCCCAAATGGCAGGCACACAATATCGGTCTGCGTTGAACGATAGTTCTCCTTTAGGCGATCCTTCAGGCGCAGATTGAATTCCTTATACAGGGGGGTATCCCAGTTCCCTAGGTTTCCGATATACTGCGTAGGATCTTCCAGCCGCCGCACCACCTCCTCATGGGGAACATCGGGATGAAGTTTCTTGTAGGAGAGAACGCGAAAGATATCCCACTCGTCGCGTGTCATTAGTTGCACGTCCTGATCGGCTCCTGAATCCGATCCTTCAATTCCGTAATGAAAGACTTCGAACCCGCGCGCACGCATCATCGGGGCAAAGCGCTTGACCTTTCCAGTGAAAGCGCAATGACTGAACTCCGACGTGGTCACCGTATGAGGAATACCCAGTATGTGAAGGCGAATCATTACTCTTTATAAAAACGGATGCTTAAACACATCTACGGGTAGAATCCTAAGTAGTTTAAAATGAAGCCCCGTTTCTCAGCATCTGAAGTCGCCGGTATCCTCGGTCGTAATCCGTACAAGTCCAAGAATGAAGTCCTGCTCAAGGTCCTCGGTATGCTGCCAAAGTTCAAGCCTATCATCCTGGGAGTCAAGGAGTCTATGGGCGCAAGGACCGATCGCGAGATCGTCGATCAGGCGTCGCCCGCCACTATGCGGGCTATGTGGAACTCTGTTGAGGCTGCGTGCAAATCTACGAGCGACAAGGAGATGGAGAGCGCGATCCAGGCGTTCAAGACAACGCATATCCAGCAGGTTGTACAGGAGACGCTGGAGGGTAAGCGTCCTGTGACCGAAGCCCTCAAGGAGGTCGTGAGCAAGATCGCCTCAGGTGAGACGACGCTGGCAGCCGCTGCGTCTCTTCCCCAGGTAGTATCCCATGTGGAGAGTACGCAGGAGCACCAGGTCCTCGCCAGCGAGATCCAGAAGCGTCGCGGAACCAAGCTGGAAGACAAGGCGGAGAACACGTACGCTGCCGAGACGGGAAAGGATGTCACGGACCGCAATACGTTCGTGGACTTTGAGTGTCCCGAGTACCGCCTCATCGGCTACCTGGACGGGCTACAGGATGGCAAGGTCGTGGAGACGAAGAACCGCAAGCGGTACTGGAACGTCCCGCCCGCCTACGATTTCGTTCAGCTGCGGTGTTACATGTTCATGAAGGGCAAGAAGGACGGCGTGCTCCTCGAGAACTTCCCCGGCAATCCTCCTCGTACCACTCGCGTGCCTTGGGACGACGATGCATGGATGGATATCCACGATGGGCTGTGCGATGTGGCGCGGACAATTGCCAACATCTCCGATGAGGATGTCGTGTCTCTGGCGCGAAGTGTCTTCCGCTCTGCTTGAAAATCTTTGGGTCCAAAGTATAATATAGACATGAGCCAGCGTCCGATGGGTCCTCCTCCTACTGATCTCCCCCCTCCTCAGCCGTCCAACGCCATCGCCAACCAGATCGCGAAGGAGAGCGGCGCAGGCAACCCTGCTACCCCCGTGACACCCGTTGTCGCCACTCCTCCCCCCACAGGAACGAAGATGTCGATTGGTAAGACACTTTTTGGCTCGGTAGGCGGTGTCGCCGTCCTGCTGTTCGGTCTTCTCTGGACAGTGTTTGGCATTGTCGGGTTCGTGATGTCTCTCATCTGCTTTGGATACTCGGGCTCGACTGGTGAGAAGCTCTTTGGTCTGCTGGCTTCCATTATGATGGGACCTTTCTACTTCATCTACTACTTCTCGAGCGGAACCTACTGCAAGAAAATGCCCTCCACTCTATTTTAAGATAAAACGGACCCGTTAGTGCCACATTTTATGAAACTAACAAGAATGCTAAAGATTTGCGATATTAACCAGGCTCCCGAGGTCGAGACGTCTTATACGTTTCCTCTGGATCCTTTCCAGAAACATGCAGTGGCGGCTATCCAAGCGCGCGAGAACGTTCTGGTCACCGCCAAGACAGGCAGTGGCAAGACACTGGTGGGCGAGTACCAGATCGAGTACTCACTCAAGCGCGGGGGTCGGGTCTTCTACACCACGCCAATCAAGTCGCTGTCGAATCAAAAGTTCCACGATCTCAAAACCCTTTACTCCGCCCAGAGGGCTACGTCAGCCACCGTCGGTATCATGACGGGCGATGTGAAGTTCATGCCCCAGGCGGATGTGGTGGTGATGACCACCGAGATCCTGCGCAACCTTCTGTTCAAGATCGGGTCATCCACAGAGGGCGTGGGGGCGACCGCTTCGCTCTCTCTAGACGGCGTTGATGCTGTGGTCTTCGACGAGGTTCACTACTTCAACAACCCAGAGCGTGGAAAGGTGTGGGAGGAGTGTCTGATCCTCCTGCCACCGTCTATCCGCCTTGTGCTTCTCTCGGCTACGATTGACAGCCCAGACGTCTTTGCTCAGTGGATCGGTGAAATGAAACAGGTTCCGATGCACCTGATCTCTACGCAGTACCGGGTGGTCCCGCTTGAGCATCGCGTACTCAAGAATCTTGTTATGGATGAAAAGGATGTATTCCATCGCGACGCTTACTCTAACTACCTGCGTTACCTGAAAAGCGTAGATGACGCCACCCGCCGACACTCGGACGCAGTCAAGGCGCGGGCAGCCGACGATCCTTCGGTGGTTCGCGAACTCCGGTCGGACAGCTTCCTGCACCAGATGAACAATATGGTGGAGATGCTGCGGGTGGAAGAGAAGCTTCCCGCCATGTTCTTCGTGTTATCGCGCAAGATGTGCGAGCAGTACGCTGCCAAGGTCAGCGATACCCTGATTGATTCATCGGAGGGCGCAGCGATCCAGAACATCGTGCGCTTTCACCTGCATCGGTACCCTGGACTGGAGATGCTTCCGCAGTACAACGCCATGATGTCCCTCCTCGTCAAGGGTGTGGCGTTCCACCACAGCGGTCTTCTCCCGATTCTCAAGGAGATTGTAGAGGTCCTGTTCTCTCGCGGTCTCCTGAAGCTGCTGTTTGCGACAGAGACGTTTGCCGTCGGTATCAACATGCCGACCAAGACGGTGGTCTTCACGAGCTACCGCAAGTACGACGATGCTGCCGATGGGATGCGCATGCTGCGGACGGATGAGTATATCCAGATGGCAGGTCGTGCGGGTCGGCGCGGCAAGGATACGCGCGGGTTCGTGTATTATCTCCCTGACCGCAAGCCTGAGTCACTGGAGGATGTGCAGGCGATGATGAAGGGGCAGCAGCAGTCTCTGGAATCGCGGATGGATTTCCACTACGACTTCCTCCTGAAGTGTCTCCAGCAGGGCAAGGTGGGCTGGCTGGGGCTGGTGAAGCAGTCGTACTGGTACGTCCAGCGCCAGATGGAGATTGAGTCCAAGACAGCAGAGCTGGAGCACATCAAGACGCGGTATGAGGGTCTGGATCTCGCCGAGTTCGAGAAGCGCGACGCATTTGAGACCACGATCAAGATGACGCAGAATGCGGAGCGCAAGAAGGCGCAGCAGGGTCTTGACAGCTGGAAGAACAAGCACGTGGGTCCCAAGTGGGAGGAGGGATGGAAGCAGTACCGCGAGTACAAGAAGGCGCAGGACCAGGTCGTTCTCCTGCGCGAGAAGCTAGATATCCTGCAAAAGGTGGACGTCCCGTTCCTAGCCAATCTGCAACGGCTCGGGTACGCCGAGGGGGAGACGCTGACGGAGCTGGGCGTTCTCGCCTCCGAAATCAACGAGGGCAATCCTCTAGTGATG